GATGACGGCATACTCGCCAAGCGTTGGCAGCATTGACATCTGCTGTGTCGCACCCCATATGTTCACCGACCAGTCAAGGATCTGAGTGCTATTCACATCTGCGTTGGTACTGACCGGCGACATGTTCACGCTTTGGTTCGTGCCTCGTGCCTGCCTGTTCTTCCGGTCGCTGTTGACCTGCAAGTACGTGAAGCCGAGCTTGCCCCAGAGACTCTTCTCCCACATCGACTCCTCCACACCGAACGACTCAATGAAGATCCCACTCGACGCATCGTACACCTTCCAGTAATCAAGTAGGTTGATCTTGGCACTGTCCTCTACATCAGCTTCTTCACTGTTACTACTCAGTGACCGCTGCTCAGGGTTGAAGCTGAACGAGTTGCTGTCGTACATTGGGTTGATCTGGTACACATCCTCTCCCTCGTTTGGGTTGAGCGCGTCAGACGTCGAGGAAGATGAGCCGGCATAGGCGGTATTGCGTTGCTTGCGAGGCGTGTGCAGCCCCGAAATAAAGAAGCGTGACTGTGACGAGTCGAAGTTGACCAGAGGATTTATTGCGCCCAAATACACACTGTCCACCACCTCACTGAGTTGGTGAGTCGTGCTACCCACCTTGATCTGGTTCTTGCTGGTAATCGTGGTCTCGACGTTGTTTACGTACTGGTATTTGCTAACATTCCATGCTTTGGCCAGCGCCGCCGCATCTGCATTCCACACCGACGTTTCGCTGCTGGTGATCGTGTCGCGTAAGCCCGCCCACAAAAGGCAGCAGTCGTTGCCGAACGCCGAGAAGTGCGTGTCCCAGCCGGCATAGCGGTTGGTATTGATATCGCCCGTCCACCGCTGGTCGCTAGTACGTACCTTGAAGGCAATGTATTCCGTGCCATCAACGGTCTGCTTGTACATCACGCCGTAGCTGGACTGCGCCGCCGTGGGCGTGTCGGTGTAGGTGTCCGCGAAGGCGATGTCGTACTCGATGGTCTGCCGCACGCTCATGTACTGCAGGTCGTAGTCGTTACCCAGCATAGGGTTACCGCTCTGCGTCGCCTCCTTGTAGTTGATGTGAATGAAGCGGGTGGTGTCGCTGTTCGGTAACATTTCCGCTTGGTCGGGGTCGTCGCGCTGGGCGTCGAACAGAGCCTTCCACAAGTCGACGTTGGCCTTCTCGTACTTGTAGCTGATGACCAGCAGTCCGGTGGATGCCGTGTATTTCTTGACCTGCATCATGCTATTGTCCAGTGCGTTCCCGGCTTCGAACAGCTCCGGCCGCATTACGCCGATGTAGGAGAACGCTTTCTTGTACGCATCGGTTTTGCCGTCGAAGGCCGACTCGTTGAAGTTCGAGGCATTGGCGCAGTGGAAGAGGTTGAACACCGTCGACGGGCACGCGAGACTGTACGCAAAGCCAGCGGTCTGCTGGGTAGGTTCCGACGACGCATGCAACGTCTCGGTGAGCCGTGACGAGATGTCAGATGGGGTGTTGTAGCCGGTGTCGACCTTGAGATTGATCTTCTGCGTGTACTTGGTGTAGGTGTTCACCGCCACGTCCGCGTTCAATATGTCGCCTTTGTAGATCGTGTAGCGCCTGCCGTCCTGTCGCCGGCGGTACAGACTCGCAAAGCCGGCGTCGTAGGAGCTGGGCTTGTCTGAGCTGAGGGGCAGCCCGTCGTCGGAGGACGCATCGACATTGCTCCAGCACTTTATGCGAGGCAGGATCAGCACGTTGTCGCCGTCGGCCACCTTGTAGTAGCTGATGCTGATCGTCGCCTGGTTGTCGTAGACCTTGTCGCCGTCTGCGTTGGTACCGAGGTAGTCGCCCGAGAACTCGATCGTGTCGGCACCGGAGCCGATCTCATTTATAGAGGCGGACATCACGCTCACTTTGTCGCCCGGGTTGAGGTCCAGTCCAGAGCCGACCTCGTTGGTCCAGAGGCTCGTGCTCTGCGACGTGGTTTCGTTGCGGTTGCAGTCAATTAGTATAGTGTTGGTGCTCATTATACTAAATGATATGAAAATTTAAATTTTGAATGTATTGAAACTAAGATTGATGATGAATTAGCTGAAGGTGCACGAGATACGACCGTCTTTCAGGGCGATGATCTTGCCACACACACACCAGACACGCTGCGTGAGTGTGGTGAGGTTGGTGCCGTTGGGAGCCTGGGTTGGGAACTTCTTCAGCGTCATGTTCAGGTCGAGGCCTCGCGAGTTGATGCGGTCACCACGGTTGAGCTGGAGGGTGATGTAGTGCTTCGGTGCATTGACCAAGCCCTCGGTCTGCTGGTTGTACTTCTCGAACTTCTTGGTGGTGACGGTGGTGACACGCGAGCCGTCCCACTCCTCCTTCACGATGAACGGAGGCACGCCCTCGGCGGCGGTGAGCAGGCTGTACAAGTGTGCCTGGTTGTCGAGGTCGCGGGGCCAGACGTTGCGGTCGTTGTACTTGAGGTTGATCTGCATGTCGCCCTGGTCGGTGGGGTTGTGCCACTGCGAGTTGTACACGTTGGAGTAGGAGGCGGTGCCCTGGTTCTCGTTGGTGTTGGCGATGATCACCTTGCTCACCATGCGGTTGGCGCAGCCGAGGTTGCGCGTGTAGTTGGTCATGGCGTTTGCGGTCAGCGCGATGGTGTTCTTGACGAGCACGTGGTCGACGTACGGGATGGTCAGTCCCTTGGTCTCGATCTGGCGCTGGTACGTGTCCATGCTGTCCTGGTCGTAGTAGATGTAGTCCACGATCATCTTGGTCTGCGCCTGGTTGAAGGTGAACGTGCCCGCCGCCTCGCCTTTCTGATACCAGTAGCGGTTGGCCGCTGGGGCGAAGTAGAGCTCTATTGAAAGCTGGTCCTTCATACAATACAGCGGGAGCTGTACAGTTTTCAACCAAGGAAAGAGGTCAGAGAGAGCTATTTGCCACGTCGGCGCCTTGTTCAGGCTCTGGTATGGATGCATGGTCTGCTCGTTGGCCGAGTTGAACTCGCGGTGGTTCTCGATACGCAGCTTGTTGGAGTTGCCGGCGGCGTTGGCGATGTAGCCGTAGCTGCCGACACGACCGGTGAGCACACCCTCACGCTCCGCCTTGGCCTCGTTGGAGACAAACATCGAGCGATAGGCTTGCAGGTGGTTCCAGTCGTCGGTCTCGCTGATGGTCTTGGTGCCGGCCTTGAGCACGCATCGCTGGATCAGGGCGTGGCTTCCGACGTTGAGCGGCAAGAACGCCTCTTTGGTGGACGCATTCAGGGCGAGCTGGAGTTTGGATCCCGAGTGCAGTATGCCGCGGTTCATGAGCACGAAGCGGCAGAAGCTCTCGTCGTGGTGGATGGGCTCGATGATCGAGGTGCTGATGTTCATGTTCTGCGGACTGGGCATCGCTCCGATCTTGGTCAAGTCAGGTACATTGCTAGACATTGTGTTTATATATGTATACTGCTGAGAGAAAAAGTTAGGAGACAACTTCGATGCCTTGCTGGTTCATCAGGAGGGTCTGCTTCGCGCGCACGTACACGAAGCAGCTGTGTGGTGTGTCGGTCTGCAGCGTGGAGTTGATCACCATGCCGAACTGCTCCTGTGTGTAGTCCACGCCGACGTTGGATATCGTGTCTAGAGCCACCCCGATGCCGAAGATGTTGCCGCCGTCTGGCAGCTTATCGTCGGCGGTGGTGTTGCCAGGCGTGTTGTACGGGCTGACGGTGGTGCGTGCGAGCCTGCTGTACGGCACGACCGAGTTGAGGAAGCTGCGCGTGACCTGCGGGTCGTGGCCCACAATGCTCGTGTCGTCCTTCTGCATCGTGTCGATGATGTACTCATTTGGGAAGCGCTTCGAGCCTCGGGTGAAGTACAGCTCCTTGATGGGCGTGACGCCGGTGCCGTCGCGGATCTCGTGCGTGGCGAGGCCATTGTACGTGCTGCTGTTGATGTGGTCGGATGGGATCAGGTTGGTCCAGATGGCGAGCACGTTCTTGAGCCCGAGATTGAAGTTGACAGTCGCGTAGCTCTGGTTGATCGTGGCGTAGTAGGAGCTGATGGAGTTGTACTCAAAGGCGTTCTTGCTGCGCTTCATGAGCTGGCTGAGCTGGTCGGGAGCCGGCGTGAGCAGCTCGGCGCTGAGGCGTAATTCAGTGAGTTTGTAGTACGCGCCCGAGCCGTCGGTGCCGTTGTCGGTGGCGAAGAAGATGTTGCTGTCGGGGCTGAGGTTGATCTGAATATTAACACCTTTGACGCCAAACGACTGCGACAGTGGAATCGGGTTCTGGCCGAGGAAGAAGCCACAGGGCAGTGGAATCGAGAACTCGGAGGTGCCGTTGAAGATCAGCGTCTGATTGCCTGCGTCGACGTCGGCGGCGGTGAGGGCGTTGATGCCCATGTGGCCGGTCAGGTCCTGCACGCTGCTCGTGACGGGGATGTAGGAAGCGAGCATGCGTGGGTAGTGCTTGATGTGCTCGATGGTCTGGTTGGTCATCGCGGAGGAGATGGCTAGACTGTCAATCACACTGAACACGCCCAGTCGGGGCTCCATTGCAATGTTGGGCGTCGCGCCTTTCAAGGTGGCGCCGGTCTGGTTGGCGGAGTTGTAGGCGGTGAACTTGCCATTGAGCCGGACCGTGCTGCCCAGCAAGAAGCGGTCCTGGGCGCCGATGATGAAGTTCACGATGGGGTTGCCGTCCTTGTAGGAAGCGGTGCCGCTGCCGTTGGAGGGGACTACGTCGATGTATTCGCGCATGGAGTTCATTATATACTAAGGGGTGCGATAATATATAAGGAGCTAAACTATGTTGTGTAACCAGAATGTAACCGTGTAACCGGTTGTAACC